CTAAGAAGTTCATTCAGCGGCATAACAAGGCTCTGACGGAGATCGCATCCAAAACGATCTCCGTCTTGCCTTTTATAGACGATAATCCTGAAGCCAAGGCTGAAAGGATAAGACGCACCACAGCAGAGGGATGGGATGCCTTCTCGTTCTTCTGCCATACCTATTTCCCGCATATCTTCCCACTACCTTTTTGCCCAGCGCATGAGACCATGTTCGATGAGACTGATAAGGGCTCAGGCATCATCGCTATCACCGGTTTTCGTGGGCTGGGCAAAACGGTTCTCATGGGAGTGGTCTATCCGATCTGGATGATCATCAAAGGTGAACGCTACATAATCCATACTGCTGCAGACTCTGATCTGGCACAGGAACGGACAGCCTTTACCTTACATGAATTGCAGAACAATAAGCGGCTCACTATGGACTATCCTGAGCTGCAGCCAGTGGATGCCTTTGATCTGGACTTCTATCTCAAGAACAAAGCGAGAATCAGAGCACGCTCCATCAAGCAGTCTCATCGTGGAACGATCAATCCCAAGACTGCTAAACGGCCAGGACTGATAGTCTGTGATGATATCGATAAAGAAGAGAACATGGGTAACCAGTCCATCGGTAAGAGACGCATGGAGAAGATCACCCAGGAGCTTGCCGGAGCGCTCTCACCTGAGGGAAACGGAAAGATCATCTGGCTAGGTAACCTGGTACACCCTAACTATGCCATCTGTCAGTTTCAGGAGCTCATATTAGGCGAAATGCGGGCCGATAATCCAGATTTCGCCTCAGGGTACCAGTCAGTCTTGAAAACGCACCAAAAAGCTATTTTACGCTTCTCTCTCGAAGATCAGCGTGGTAAGTCCACTTGGGAGGCTCAATACCCCACAGCCACTCTGCCAAGTTTACGTGCCAAGTTCGGGCATACCGGATATCAGAGAGAGATGCTCGGACAGCCGGTAATCGAAGGAAACATCTTCAAGAACCACTGGTTCACCAAGTACAGAACCTTTCCCGAACCATCACAGATGAAGCGGGTCTGGCTCTATGCCGATCCTGCGTGGGGAGAGAAGGGCTGTTACAAGGCTGTCATCTCTATTGGTTATGATGGAAACCGTTTCTACGTGCTTCATGTCTGGATACGTCAAACTGAGAACACCAAGTTCTTCAGATACTACTATGATGCCTATCAGGAGTTGGATCGCACTTACCGGGTAAAAGCCAGAGCTGCCTGTGAAACCACTTACGGGCAAGCTCGTATCCTGGCAGACTTCGATCGGTGGGCACAAGACAATCATCTGCCACCCATATCACACAGGATCAAGCGTATCGATAACAAGGACAACAAGAACCTGCGCATCGAAAGAACCGAGACCATCATCGAGACCGCCAAGATACTCTTTCCGGAGGGACAGGACACACCAACCCTGATCAGCCAGTTCCTCACCTATCCTGATGGCTATATCGATGGCTGTGATGCTTTGGCTGGATGTCTGGAGCGGTTCTCTGAATACGATATCGGCAGAAACAGAGTCAAAGTCCGGAGGTTCAGTTTCTGATGAACTACTATGATAAGCTCATGCTGGAGTACTACCGGGTCCTCAATAATGCCTGGAAAACTGAGATTAAGGATGCTGCCAGGCTTGCCATCCAGATGCTGAGTGACATGCCCAGAGCGGAGAAGCTCAACCAGAGCTCCATAGATAAGCTCATGGGCATCATCAATACCCAGTTGGGAGATGACTTCGCAGCCCTGGTCAATGAGCCCACCAAAGCGATAATAGACCGCTGTGTGCGGCTCGGACTGAGGGACACCCAAGTGCAAGCTCCAACCAAGACCAGCATCGGACTCTGGGGCATCGAAGATCAGCATCTATCAACCACCATACAGAAGCAGCAGTTATTCTGGATCGGGAATCACTTTGAAGCCGATGTGAGGCAGAACTTCGCAGACACCCTCTCCAAAGCCATCGAGCAAGGATATACAAAAAAGATGCTTGCAGATACCCTCAAAGACCAGTTCAATGACCTTGCCAATCGCTCATCCCACTACTGGCAGGGACTGGCAGAGCACACCGCACTTAGAATCAGGGAGTTCGGAAGACTACAGGGTTATAAGAAAGCTAAAGCGAGATACTACAAGCTCGTGGTGATCCTGGATGACCGCACCAGTGATATCTGCCGGGCATTGGCAGCCCAGGATAAGATCTATCCCCTAAACGATGCAATAGAGGTAATGGATAATCTGATGGCTCTGGATACCAAGTCCAACAGTCTGGATGATGCCCGGGAATACATCAAGGTCCTTGCTCCCTGGATCAAGGACGATCAGATCGAATACGACTCAGAGATGAATCCTGTAGGTGTCTCCGGAGCACATACTCCATTCCCGCCATTTCATTGGAAGTGCAGGACAACTACAATATTACTATTATAGCATAACAAATTGCCATACAATTGATTACATTGTTCCCATAATGGGAACAATGTAATATGTGCGTTTTATCTCTTGACAATTTGGGGGTAGTGATTAGATTGTCCCCATGAATAGATTTTTGAAGAATCCTACACATTACACCTTAAGTTCTGATAAGGCTTGCGTTAGAGCACAATTCACCAGCCTTCAGAACCTTAGGATGTATTAGAGATCCTTACTTTGATAGTCGTTAATAGAGGAAGATTAATGGAACTATCCCAAAAGTATCCTGAGAGTAAAAGCTCAGTTAGTTCTCTGTTAAAAGAAATTGAGTCTGCGGATTGGACGAGTTCACAAGATGTCAAGAGCAGATATCCAAAGGCTCATGTTATTGGCGGTAAGTGTATCGTTTTTGAGGTTTGTGGGAATAAATACCGCGTCGTGGTCAAGATCAATTATGAGAAAAAGATTGTTAGTGTTGATTGGTCGGGAAAACATAGTGAATACGATAAGCTTGTTTTAAAGGGGAAGTAATGTTTACACTCAGATTGATTAAAAGCGAGAGTGATTATCTCGAAGCTTCAAAACGCTTAGATGAGCTGATGGACATTGATGAGCTAACCCCAGATCAGGAAAATGAACTTGAGCTTATAGCACATCTAATGGAACAATATGAAAAGATTATTTTCCCTGTATCGTTACCTTTGCCAATAGATGCTATAAAATTCCGAATGGAACAGATGGGACTAAAGCAAGCCGATTTGGTCCCATATATTGGAAGCAGAAGCAAGGTTTCTGATATATTGAGTGGTAAAAGAAAACTGACTCTATCAATGATCAGATCTCTGAATAAGGGATTGCATATTCCACTTGAAACCCTTGTGAGCGATGAGCAAAGCGTGTATATCAACGATGAACTTGACTTGGACTGGAGTAGATTCCCAATTAAAGAGATGCTACAAAAAGCCAGAAGCATATTTTTCCCTGATGTACATGCAACCAATGCACAAATCAAAGAAAATTCTGAATACTATATCCGACACCTAATTGAACCAGTCAAGAAAATGGCATTCAATGGAGGATTGTTTAGACAAAATGTTCGCATGAATTCACATACAGACCGGTACGCCATGTTAGCATGGCTTGCAGCATCATATCACAAGGCAAATACTACAACTCTGCAATGTAATTACGAGCAAAGTAAAATGGAAATCATCGCAAATCAATTAAGAGCTCTTAGTTTGATTGATGATGGTCCCATCAAAGCTAGAGACCTACTACAAAAGGTTGGTATACATTGCCTTGTTATACCCCATCTGAGTAGAACAAGAATCGATGGAGCTTCTTTTATTGCCAATGATGGCAATCCAGCTATAGCACTTACATTAAGATATGATAGAGTTGACTATTTTTGGTTCACATTATTCCACGAGTTAGGTCATGTGTTCCATCATCTAAACAATGGAGATGAGTATAATTTCTTTTTAGATGATCTAAGTATGCTGGACTTAGGGAAAATTGAAACAGAAGCAGACAACTTTGCAGAGATGGAGTTGATACCCGATGCAGAAATAGAAGAACGGGGGCTTTTTAACTCCTACTCAGTAAAAGATGTCTGTGAATTTGCCTTCGAAAAAAGCATTAGTCCAGCAATAGTGGCTGGACGCATTAGGCATAAACTAAATAACTTCCGTATTCTTACAGGATTAGTTGGAAATGGACAAGTACGTTATTTATTCAACATATGAGAAACCGCCGACAGAGAAACCTGCCAGCGGCTTGATTTGTTATTGTATACTCAAAAGCATTAACATAAGATGAAGCAATTTCGTCAAGCTAAATCATCAAGCCCACAAGAACTCACGGCGGTTAATAACAAGAAGGAGGTGAATTTATGGCAAATTCACCAAAACCTAGTCTAATCGTCACTCAAGAGAGTACTAGTGGGCTGAATAAGAAATTTATTCATGTACCGACTGGTATTGAGATGACACGCGGTCAGGTTGCTGATCTTATCGAACAAGGGAATCTCCCAGGATATCATGTCATGCATGTAAACCAAGGTGACAAAGTCTTGAGAATTCCTAGATCAAATCCAGATAGTTCGAAAAAAAACAACCTAGACTAAGAGATCCATGTGTGTGGGGGTACCACCCCCACACACTAATCATCAGGAGATGAGCGTGAATAGAGACGAAAAGCAAACTCGACGTGATCTAATAGATCCGACAATCATGCTAAGAGGGTGGACGGCTGACTTAATCAGAATAGAAAAAACACCTGGTGGTACAGATATTGTTGATGGTAAACCCATTAAGAAAAAGGGACGGTGTGATTATCTTCTTTGTGTGCCTACCAGACACGGGGCACCCCCCCTACCCGTAGCTATTTTAGAAGCCAAAAAGGAAAGCGTGTATCCTAGTTTAGGCATTGAGCAGGCAATGAAGTACTGCAAGCAGTTTCACGTTCCGTTTGCTTTTTCGACAAATGGTCACCAATATATAGAATTTGCTGAAGACACGGGGATTATCAGTAATGAATCTCCGCTTAATATGATCCCGACACCAGATGATCTCAGAATTCGATATGAGTTATTGAAGCATATTAAGCTGGACTCTGTTCAAGCTGATGCGCTTATCGCTTCATACAAAGGTGGTGAAGGTGTAAGACGATACTATCAAGACGCTGCAATAAGGGCAGTCCTGGAGAGAATAGCAGATGGAGAAAAGAGATGTCTTTTATCGTTGGCTACAGGAACCGGTAAAACTGTAATTGCAAAATTGTTGTTACATAAAATAGCATCAGCCGGCCAATTAACCAGAGCTTTATTTCTATGTGATCGAGATGAGCTAAGGACAAATGCAATGGGGCACATGAATGATGTGTTTGAAGATGATGCTCAGATAGTCACAACGGACAATCCTCATCCTAATGCGAGAGTACTCATCGCTACATACCAGACACTTAACATATCTGATGATGACCTCGAGCCAAAGTTTTGGACTAACAACTTTCCAAAGGGATACTTTAGTCATATTATCATTGACGAATGCCATCGTAGTGCATGGAGTAAGTGGAGCATTGTGCTCACAGACAATCCAGATGCAATACAAATAGGACTTACCGCAACTCCACGTACAATAAAGGGAAGCAGGAAAAATGGTACCATATGTGATACTGATTCTGAGATAACTGCACATAACATAAAGTACTTTGGTGAGCCTGTCTATGAATATGGTATATCACAAGGACAAAATGATGGGTATTTGGCTGCCTGTGAGATTGTCAGAAGAAGTATTGATATCGATAAAAGAACCATAACTAGGGAAGATATTGAAAATCGTACTGCTGTTGATCCATACACAGGGAGACTCGTAACACCAGACGAAATAGATGACTCATACTCAGCCGAAAGATATGACAACGACCTTGTGCTTGAAGATCGCATGAATGCAATGTCCCAAGACTTGTTTAGTATGTTGTTGAGTCAAGGCGATCCACATCAGAAAACCATTATATTCTGCTCAAGAGATTACCAAGCAAATCAAATAGCGATTAAACTTCAAAACATCTATATGGCTTGGTGCAGAGAGCAAAACATTGTTCCAAGAGATTACTATGCGTTTAAGATAACGGCTGCAAATTCTGGAGATAAAGCTAAGGATCTTATTCCTGAGTTTAGAGGTTCTACTTTATCCCATTATATTGCAACAACCGTAGACTTGCTGTCGACTGGAGTAGATATTCCTAATCTACAGAATGTCTGTTTTTTCAGATATATCAAGTCTCCGATCAGTTTCTACCAAATGGTTGGCAGAGGGACAAGAACTGGTACTCCATCTGGGTCAAAACTAATGTTCACGATATATGACTATACGAACGCTACTCGTTTGTTTGGTGAATCATTTATCAGCAATGCTAAGCCTTCAAGGATGACTACCTCAGATGTACCTAAAAAAGAGACCAAGATTGTTAAAATTCTAGAGGATGAGTTTCAGATTCATATTGAGAATGAAGGGAAATCAATTCTATGTAATATCAATGGGATAGACACTCTCGTCCCGTATGAAGAGTACAAAAAATCAGTTAGCGAAAAACTAGTAGATAAGGTCTCGACTATCGACGAACTCAGAGACAACTGGGTGATATATAAACTGAGAAGACATCTAATTGATGATTTACCAGGTGGTGAGGGAGCAGTGAGACTTATCAGAGAACTTGAGAATGAACAAGAATGCGACTTGTTTGATGTGTTGGCCGAGTTAGGTTTCGGGTGCGAACCCAAATCTAGAGTAGAAAGATCGGCTGGCTTTAGCTTTCGTCATAAGTCATGGTTAAATCAGTTTCCCATCCCATCTCAAAAAGTGCTGATATCTATCGCTAATCAATTTAGTAGGGGTGGGATAGAGGAGCTCGAAAGCGAATCTTTGTTTGATGTTCCAGAAATTGTAGATAGTGGAGGATTCAAATCCATGCTTCGTTTACAAATACCTCCGCATGATCTTATTGTTGATGTAAAAAGGAGGTTATTGCTATGAAAATGGTTAGTTTAGGGGATAGAAAACTCTTCTCGATTCTCTTAGGTCAATCACCACCTAGTGTGTCATATAATCGTACTGGCATTGGCTTACCCTTCTATCAGGGAAAATCAGATTTTGGATTCATGTACCCCAGAGCATCAATGTGGTGTACAGAACCAATTCGAATAGCCCAAAAAGGTGATGTTCTTATATCCGTTAGAGCACCAGTTGGACCCGTAAATATAGCTTCTGAGGAATGCTGTATAGGTAGAGGCTTGGCTGCAATCAGACCAGGAACCGATGTAGATTCAGCATACTTGTTCTGGATTCTTAAGGGCTATGAAAAGAGAATTGCACATGATGGAAGCGGGTCAGTGTTTGATGCTATAACTAAAGACCAGTTATTATCAATAAGTATCCCAATGATTCTTGATATCGGGGTTCAAAAGGATATCGTTAGGAAAATCGAGATCTCTATGGATCGAATCCATAAGTTGGAGGAGTTACTAGTTAAACAGCAAATAGAAGTCGATTGCTTGCGTTCTTCCATCCTTAGACGCCATATTCCTGCGAGAATAGATAAACCAAGTACGGGGGGATGGCGATGGCTGCCCTTATCAAGTTTGCTCTCTCATAACAAAACTAGCATAGGCAGTAGCAAGGTAATGACGAGAGACTATTTAAATACTGGAAACTATCCGATAGTAGATCAAGGAAAGAGGTTCATCGCCGGTTATACTAATGATATTAGAAAAGTGCTTAAGTTTGATACTCCGGTAATTGTGTTTGGCGATCATACAAGATGTGTCAAGTTCATAGATTTCGATTTCGCAGTTGGTGCTGATGGCGTAAAAGTACTTGTACCTAATACGACCATTATTAATGCGAAGTATTTCTACTATCTTCTAACCATGCTTGATGTGCCAAATGATGGGTATAGTAGGCATTACAAGTATTTATCTACATTTCAATATCTTGTCCCAGACATAGAGACCCAATGCAGAATTGTTAGTGAACTTGATGATAAACTGAATCTCGTAACAAGATTAATGGATGATAACCTTGCTACTATACAATTTGTTGGGGAACTGAAAGAATCTATCATACAAAAGCTTTGCGTGTTCAAAAAGGAAGATAAATGAAAAAAGAAGAAAAGCGAAACCTCCCGAATATAATCAGTAATCAAGCATCGATGGACAGATCAATTAAGCAAGTTTGCGACATATTGAGACGTGATAAAGCAAAGGGGGCTCGGCTGTACGTTCCTGAGTTAACATGGATGCTTTTTCTGAGCTACCTTGATAAGTATGAAGTCGAGCAAGAATTACGACATCAGGCCGTCGGTAAAGAATACACACCAATCCTGAAGTCACCATATAGATGGCGTGATTGGGCTGCCCCTTTTGATAAACACTGTTCTATCGATGATCTGAAGAGAAATGAATCACCAGGTTGGAAAAGAGCAGAATTAGTGAATGGGAAACTGGGAAGTTTCCTAAAATTCGTTAATGATGAGTTGTTCCCGTTTATGATGAAACTTAGAGACTCAACAAGTTCAACCCATAAGCAGAAGATTATCTCTGAGATATTTATTGCTAAACACAACACCATACTAAACTCCGAGAACAATCTTCTGGATGCACTTGATAAGATTAATGATATATCAGAATCTGTCGTTGATACTACCCACATGTTTCCTGTTTCGCAGGCATTTGAAGGTTTGTTACCATCTCTTGGCGAAAAGAAAAATGATGGAGGCCAATTCTTCACCCCTAGAGAAGTGATTAGAGCAATTGTTGAGATAGTTAAACCAAAGATTGGCATGTCCATTTATGATCCATGTTGCGGAACGGGAGGATTTATTATCGAGGCCTATAAGTACTTACTCAACCAGAATCCCACTTCTACACAGATTGAATCCACAAAGAACGATGTTTTTTGGATGCGAGAGGATGCTGATGAAGTGATACCCATACTGCTAGCGAATCTCATATTACATGATATTGATTTCCCTCATGTTTGGCATGGCAATACTCTAACAGGAAAAACTACTTATGGAGATTTGTTTAGTAATGCCCCAACTAGGTTTGATTGTATCTTAACAAATCCTCCATTTGGGAGCAAGGAAAGTAAGTCGGCTCAAGCAAGGTTCCCATATAAAAGCCAGAAAGCTCAAATTCTCTTCCTGCAACATATTATAGACTGCCTTAATCCTGGTGGTACCTGTGGGATGGTAATTGATGAAGGTGTTCTATGCCACACTAAAACAAAAGCCTACGAACAAACAAAACGAAAACTGCTGAATGAATGCGAGTTATTCTGCGTTATCAGCTTACCGAACGGTGTCTTTATTAATGCAGGAGCGGGGGTAAAAACTGACCTTATATTCTTTAGAAAAGGAAGACCTACATCAAAAATCTGGTATTATGACATGACAGTTTATTCCGACTTATCGAATAGAAAGGTCAATAAGGGTAATCCATTGCTACTATCTGATTTTAATGACTGTATAACAAGATTATCACAACCAGAAAGTAATGATGAACGTATAAGTGCAAGAAGTTGGTTTCTAGACAGAAAAGACGCAGATAAACAGGGCTTAAATCTAAAAGCCGTAAATCCTAATATATCAGTTGTTACTGAGAGTAGGCAGCCAGAGGACATAATAGAATCGATCAAAGAGAAACTAGATAGCATTCGAAGTCTAGTTGATACAATACTAGATTGAAAACTTTTATAACCCCACAAGGTACTGCGATTACTACAGCATCAAAAGGAGGAAAAAATGAACGTAGTATTTACGCTGTTCAACTGGAAGAGATGTACTGAATGCGGGAAAAGGTTCATACTCTCTGAACCAAAACAATGCGTATTATGCAAGAAGATACTTTGTAGCTCATGTATAGGTGAACTTGAAGACAGATATCCGTTCTACTTGTGGAGTCTAGGCGATAAGCCTAATATCGACTATTATGGGAAACTTCTGTGCAAAAGCTGCGTAATCAAGTTAGAACAATCGCCTGAAAACACATGTTTCTGTGAAAGATACGAAGCAGCTCTTTTGGAGCATGGTAAGATTGAGGTGTTCCCGTCTAGCTATCATGGCAAGTTAAAAATTGATGCATCTGTACCACCGAAAAAACTAGTATCAAGATTAGTTCCCGATCGTAGCATTATCGAGAAGGCATTTCAGGTTTCTGCTATAATGCTAGGGTATGATCTAGTATATGATGTCTTTTACAATAAGGAGACTGCATGGGATGGTAATTATCAATACAAAGTTTATCAGGGAGTCGGAATAGCTGCGAAAAAATTGGCGAGTAATTGACTCTCTGTGTATGAACGATCATGCCACCAAGTGCAAAAGCAGTAAGATATTTTCTGCAGTTGATGGCATTGATGAACAACAATTGGGATTTTGGATTTCCCAGACAAAGGATGCTGCTGGAGATTAGATCTTATTCACTGCCTTTTTTTTTCGTTGTGATTCGACGTATCCGACTAGAAGGTCTTTAACTGGGTCATACCCAGCTGTTTTCATGACTTCCCTGCATTGCTTAACGATGTCTGAAGCTGACATTCTACCTCTAGTATACATGCCATTGTTTAACTTGATATCCATACTATCGTTCATCTGATTGGTTAGATGTAGATTTTTTAGGAATACCGGAGAATTCTGTTTATCTATTAGGAAATTGAATACATGCTTTTTTATCTCCCACCAGTATCTTACTTGTATCTTAGTGCCTCTTATGACTACAACCCGTGCTGATTTGTAACGATAGTCTTGCATTACGCTGTAGTCTGCTTTGTCTGGAGGTAAAGGATCGTTTGTGGCTCCTTCATTTATCGGATTATCTGGCTGATTTTCGGAAGTAGGAGCTTGGGTTACCTTGGGTATCTTTTTATCCCATAAGCGCTCAATTTCTGGAACATCCATATCGTAATTGTATTGGTTTTTTAGGATTTGTGATGCAAGGGTATACTTCGATAAACCTGTTTTCTTGGCGATATCTCCAGCCTCTGTTTTAACACTACTAAGCTTCTTGATCCTGGCGATTTCCTCGTATATGGTCTCCGCCGATTCCACCGCTTGTTTCCTGAAATTATTTCTTCTCAGTACTTGTTCAAACACAGTGCAAATCGACTCGATATCGTCATGCAACAGGTCGATTTCACTGAATAGGCTATTTTCAAAAGCGCCACCAATAGATGGTAAATAAAAGCGCCATATGATGCCGTCTGTTAAAACACTAATGGCAGATTTATCCCACCAATTATATCTCTTGAGTTGAATTTCACCCGAGACTAGCTCGCTTTGGAGTTTATAGGGAGTTTTGATTTCAATGAATACTTCTGCAATGTCTGAGTTTTTCTCTGGAAGTATCAGGGCAACATCAATCCTTCCCCGTAAATCTACAGTAACTTCCTGAGGTGGATATCTTTTTACTGGGTATTCAGTGTAAAACTCTTTAGGATTCCAAATATCCCAGCCAAGTTTTTGACACACTCTCCCTACCAAACAAAAACGCACATGTTGTTCGTCCTTGAATGCGTTATCAGAAAGGAGTTTACGGATATCTTCTATTGTCTGTTTCACATATCCCTCACAGCGTGATATTCTTTTTTGCAAGGATATGCAATGTTGATTCTTGTCAATCCTAAAAATCTGTCTCATCCTTGCTCATCCTGATTTGTCAGCATACAGGGTAGTGCTTTCCTGGCTCCGGATCTATGATCACATCTGGAATAAGGAGATAGCATGACCCAAGCGTTGATGAACAGAATCAAAGCTCAGTTAGTCAGACATGAGGGTCTGAGACTGAAACCATATCGTTGTACCGCAGGTAAGCTGACCATCGGTATCGGCCGCAATCTCGATGACCGGGGTATCTCCCAGAAAGAAGCCTATGCCATGCTGGAGCGAGATATCCAGGACTGTGAGCAGTGGCTGATCGATGAGATACCCGATGTTTACAACAAGCTCGATGAAGTGCGCCAGTCGGTGCTGCTCAATATGTGCTTCAATCTTGGTATCAAGGGTCTCTTGGAGTTCAAGAACACCCTGGGATTTATCGGGGCCGAAGACTGGGAAAGAGCCGCCAATGGCATGCTTGCCTCCAAGTGGGCGAAACAGGTGGGAATGAGAGCAATAGAGCTTTCCGAATTGATGAGGAAGGGTCAGTGATACCCATTCCAGTCGAGACCGACGCCATGCTCGCCATCCTCAACCTGCCCAAGGAGATGGCTAACAATGGCATCTTCAAGGAGCATCAGGGTCTGGTAATGGAGATGATCCATACACTGGTTCTGCAGGAGCACTATGATCGGGCAACTCACGAAGATATGCCGGAAGAGGAGCCGTTCCTGATTTCTTTTCGTTTTGGGTTCTGTTTCCTGATGCTGCACAGTACATGTGAGTTTCTCAATTTGAAGACACTGGGCGAGGGCATAGTCAAGACCGTAGGCTTAGACCAGTCTGCTACCGAACTGCTCACAGGCAGCGAAATAGACGCCTTTAAAGCCAACCTTGAACTGAGAGCACTGACCATCCTGCAATCCTATTTGAATCCTACTGGTTTAGATCGCTTGAACGAACTCAAACCCAGGCAAGCCCGACCTATCCGGGTGGGAGTGATCTGATGCCGGATAGCTATACTTCTCCGGATGAACTGATGCGGGAGATATACCTGGCAATCTATGCTGCCTTGGAGAGTCGCTTGCACCTTATCGGTTCGGTAATCGATGCCGAGTCCCGCAAGGAGATATTGGCACAGCAGATCTATGACAAGGGTGACTTCTACGGCAATACCGGCTATCTGCTGCAGACTACCGACACAGCCATGGTCCTGAGAGTGGGCTCGAACGTGCGTCACGAGCCTTTTGTTTTGGGCGGCAAAGTGCCTTCCTGGACTCCGATCGCTCCCCTTAGAGCTTGGGTCGAACGCAAGCATCTGTCTTGGACTGATAAAGAGACAGGTAAAGCTCTGACCGTAGCCGAGATCGCCTATCTAATCCGGGGCAAGATCAAGCGGGAAGGCATCGCCGCCCGTAATGTATTCGCTTCTATAATAACCAACCGGGAGCAATGGATCTATCAGCAGTTGAACGATATAGAGGTGAGTCTATGAACCCCCATGACAAATTTATCGCAGATCGGAACCGGATAGTCGATGCCCTGAAGTTTTCCGATATCCCCACCATCCAGTTCAACAAGGATGCAATACCCAAGCAGTTACCCTGCGCTATTGTAATCTTGGATTCAGAGACAGGCAAGAATGGCACTTCCAGACAGTATGTGAGTACAGACCTGGCATGGACAGTATTCCTAATCGTCAATGCGCAGAACGTGGATGATCCTGATAATGACTTATACCTGCTCAAAGAGAAGTTCCGAGTCATGTATCTCAAACTGATGAACCGGGACCTGCCTAGTGTGGTATACTATACCAGCCGTATCGATGGCACCAGACTGGTCAGAATCGCTAAGATAGATCTGCTCAAAGCAGGATCAGGAGCATCGGCATGAGAGTGATGCGATTAGGTGCTTATAACCTGGCTATCAGTTCTGCTACTGAACTGCTGGAGACCAAGTACAAACCTGATCCTGTTGATCTCTCCAAGCTGAGTAGAGTCGGCAAGCAACTCATTAGCAAGGCAGATGAGACCAAGAAAGTGGTTTCTCAACCCTACTCAATGAGCAAGCTACTCAATCTCCTGGATACCGACGAGTACCACTCCGGCTGCATCGATGCCCTCACGATGACAACCATCATGCAGTTCGACTGCAAGAACAGCCAGGTCAAGGCCTGGATGGAAGCTGCCGAGTTCCCTGCCTGTGAAGACCAGACCACCATCTTAGGCGAGATGATGAAGTTCTATCTCGCCTGTGGTAACGGCTTCCTGATCAAGATGCGGAATGCCCAAGGCCAATGGATGGGACTGGAACGCATGCTGCCCTCGGAAGTGCAGATCGTGGAGAACTATGATGAGTTCGGTTTCTTCAAACCCAACTATATCCAAGTGAAGAACAACCAGAAGAAGGACTTTGCCTACGAGGACATTATCCACGTGAAGAAGTCCACCCATAGATCTAACGCCTGGGGCCTGGC